GGGACCTTGCGCTTGCCGATAATTTTGTTTTGAGTGAGTTCGCTTGCAGCGATGGCGCAGATGTAGTGCTGATTCACCCCGCATTGGTAGCACTCTTGCAGACGATTAGGACGCACTTCGGTAAGCCTGTGCATATCCTATCTGCATATAGGACTGCTGACTACAATGAGCTGGTGGGTGGTAGTAAGAACAGTACGCATAAGAAGGGCATGGCCGCCGACATTGTTGTTCGTGGCGTAAGCCTGAAGCGGATAGCAGAGTTTGCCGAGGACCTTGACGTTGGCGGCATAGGCATCTACGAACAGAATAGGTTCATTCATCTTGACGTATGGCGCAGTATGCGTCGGTGGAACGGATAATGGACGAATGGAAAGAGCGGGCCAAGAAACTCTATACAGAGACACAGCTCTCTATCAGGGACATAGCCGAAGCCATTGGCATTCCGAAGTCTACGCTACACGACTTCATATCAAGGAATGACATAAAGAGGGGACAGCCAAAGGTGCTGGTCTTTGACATTGAGACGGCTCCCGGCACTTGCTTCTACTGGCGCAGAAAGACCACCTACATCAACAAGGAGATGGTCATTGAGAAGCCGGGCAAGATCCTTACGTGGGCTGCCAAGTGGCTTGGCGAACAGGATGTGATGTCTGATAGCATACTCGCCTATGGTAATATGCAGGATGACTTCAAGGTGTGCGAGTCACTGTGGCACCTACTTGATGATGCGGATATTGTGATTGCCCATAACGGCGACCGCTTTGACATCAAGATGATGAATGCCCGCTTCCTATCGCACGGACTGCCCCCTACCAGCCCCTACAAGAGCATTGACACGCTGAAGATTGCCCGCAGGTACTTCGGTTTTGACAGCAACAGGCTTGACGAGCTGGGCCAAGACCTTGGCATCGGCAGGAAGATGGAGCATGAGGGCATGAGCCTGTGGATCAGGTGCCTTGACGGGGACCAAAATGCCTTTGACACGATGATCCGCTACAATGAGCAGGATGTCCTTCTATTAGAGGAGCTGTACCTCAAGGTGCGCCCATATGACAAGTCACATCCTAACGTGTCCCTGTACAGTCAGAATGAGCAGGTGAAATGCGTCAAGTGCGGTAGTAACAATGTAGAGGCAGTAGAGAAGCACGTATACAGCAGTGCCACACGCTACCGCTTGTACAAATGCACGGACTGCAATGGCTTCAGCCGAAGCAGGGTGTCAGATAAGACCACAGATCAACGCCGAAATACACTGGCCTCAGCGTAATGTCCACCAATCAACCTTCTGGCGATAGTCATGCTGAAAGATGGTGCGCGTCTCGTGAACGCTCAGTATGGTCGCAGCGGGCTGAGACTGAACCCACCCGAGACTCCACATATTCTCGCTGTTGCGGATCTCAAGACAGGCGGGGAAGGTGCGGGTGCTGTTGTATGAGTTCCTGCGGCTGCCGTCGGGGATGCAACTCTTCGGGCCAGCGTCAACATTGCGGCCCCTTGTGTCATCGTAGGGTGACCAATCGCAGTTGTCCATCATGCGCTTGCTCATGTACTTGCCGCTGCCACACAGGAATTTGTCTATAAAGGTTACCTGTTTCTCCTTTGGGTCAAAGAAGTGGCACCCGCTGATCTCAAGGTAGTCCTCCTTGTAGGAGTCAAGGTGCTTCAGGTATGCAGGTGATAGCAGGGAGTCGCTACCCGTTAGGACCACATCGTCGTCAAAGTTAGCGGCATACTTTAGTGCGTCGTTAAACTTCCTGCCCACCAATACATTGCCATCCTCATCTTGGTGCTGTGCAACCACCTTGTCCTCTACGCCTGACAGGTTCCCATCCTCGTCGGGCGTTTCTACTATAATGGCATCGTAGCCAAGGTCGTCGTAGTACAGGGCTACGCGGCGGGTTAGCTCGTGGCGACCGTAGGCAGGTATGACGATTTTCATGGTATTAGGGGTGTAAACATGGTGTGGTCTACTCGCTCCGCGTCTGGGAAGCGCGTAATAGGTGTAATGGATAGTTCCTCCTTGCATGACACAAGCAGGTCTTGGCGACACGATATAACTGTTGCATTCGGCAATCGTCGTGACGCAGACGCATCCAATGACTTGTTGCGGTGGTTGTCGTACAGGTCACCCTTAATTAGGGACCTGTGTATCAGCCTACCGCATCCTATCGGCTCTAAAAAGCGATCTCCCCTGTATCCCTTCCAGTACCTTGCATCGTTGTTGTTCCAGTCCCACATATACAGGTCGCGGATGCCAACATACTTCATGCCTAAGCGAATAAGGTCACGGTACTGGTCCCATAGGCTCGGCATAAAGAAGGTGTCTGACCCCATAATAAGCACGTAGTCCACGCCATCCTCCAAAGCCATGTTGACGGCTGCGTTGAACTTGGCACCAAGCGGATCATTGGCTATCTCCACGTAGTGATGACCAAGGTTCTGTGCCTCACTGCGTGTCTCCTCACCCTCTGAGCCAGCCACGTACGTACGAAGGCCCAAGCCGCGTTGTGCGGCATGAGCCTCGTGTTCCTTCATGTGCTTTAGAAATGCGTAGCGCATCCGGGGCCTACCCCAGACTGGTACTGCTATCCCGATCTTTGTCATTGCTTTTCTGTATTAGCATCCCCTTGATGAGGATCATGTAGCCGATGATGTCATGTATGGCATCCTCAAAGGATTCGCCCTTTACAAGCAGTTTTCCACTCCTGATAAAGGCTCTTAGACGCTGCATCTTGTCAGAAACCCGTACCATCACCCCTTTGACAGGATCTACGCCCTCCAGTTCCGCAAGGCGAAAGTTGGCAAATGGGTCTGGTGACCCTGCTGTGTAGTCGTGGTTCTTCGCATGGAGAATTTGCTGTATCTCAGCCAGCGTCTCCTCCATCATTGCTTGGTACTCTTTTTTAGTCACGGAATTGATAGTGGTTTAGTATTGACTTCGGAGCCATTGCAAACTCCCTTTCTGCCTGGTAGGTGCGGTCAAACATTTTTTTGTGCTTCCACATCTCATGCGTTGCACCGTGTACTACAATGTAGTGTGTCATAGGAGGGTTTACAATGATGTACTCAACCTCTGGAACATACTTAAAAGCCTTGTACCATTCGTCTACTATCATGTCCTTGTAAGGCCAGCTCCAAGTAAAGTCCGTTCGGCTATGCTTAACCTGGACAATCCTACCGTCCTGCATATGAATGTCCCCGTCGTCAACGTAATCCCATCTGCTTTCGTAGGTTGGTGAGATTACCGTCTCCGGGGCATGGGCCTTGTAGCCCATGCTGAGTATCTCACGCAACACTTTTTGTACAGAAAGCTCACTTCTTTTTATATCGCGTACAAACGCCTTGTGACCTTTCATTCTACGATCACCTCTATTGCATCGGGTTGCAGCTCCTTGATAAGCCTATAATACTCATTAATAACCTCGCTGAACCTGCTGCTATGCTCTTCTGATATATCCATAATATCTCGCATAGAGTTTATTGCATGGATAATCGTTGAGTGATCCCTTCCAAACAACCTTCCTATACTGGTCAGGCTAAGTTTCGTTGACTGCCTTGTCAATAGCATGGCCATATGCCTTGCATCGGTATAGTGACGGAATCTCCTTTGGCCAAGGATGTGCCGCCTTTTTACGCCAGTGACATTTGATACTGCTTGTATAGCCGTCCTGAAACGCACATAGTCATTGATGTATGATTTGCTACTCATCTTCAGCTACCCCCTTGCTAACCTTGAACTCAAGTGGGGCTTCATCCCCAGCTACTACTGCATCGTAATAGTCGGCGTACTTTTGTGCGCCGTACATCATGTAAAGCATCTTTTTGTCCAGCCCCATCTGCCTCAACTCCGCAAGCATATGTCTGCGACTTGAAGTAATGATGCTCTCTATGGTGTCTGCTGACCCCTTCCAATACCAATGATGCTCCGCACCCGAACCGGAGTCCTCCCAGTAGGTCTTTGCTTCCAAGTATGCTTTCTTCATTTCAATGAGGTCTGCATATGCCAATTTGATAGCCCTCTTACAGGCATTGCTGATGTAGACAACTTCATGTGCCTTTAATGTGTCGGTAGACAATTTTTGATCCCTCCTTTTTTAACACGTTTCTGGGCAGTCTTTCCGCCCGGTATTCAGCGATTTTCATATCGCCGTTCTCATCCTTGTACGGCGCAAGATGCACCTCTGGATATTCCCATGCGTTCTTGAGCGTAATGGAGTCACCCTTCCGGGGTCCGTCCACCATCTCTATCGTCAGGCTTCCCATATAGCGTTGCCATTCTTTTTAGGTTGAGCCAGGACTCGTACTCTTGCACTACGTAGACCTTCCTTGGGTGCCCCTTGGCCTTGTCCACGTAGATGGTTACGATGTCAATGTCTCCGGATAGGTAGTCTATGACGTTCGTGATAAACCACTTCGGCACATACTTGTGCATAAACCGCTTACACTGCCAGCGATACCAGCCTATCAGGCCGTCATCAGCGGCGGTAAGACCCATGCTCCTGCCATCGCTTCCCCAGGCACGTTGCGACTCTATGCCCTTTTCAAGGGCTGTGTCAATGACATACTTCTCAGCCTGATTCCCGCGTTGCTTCTGCTTGGTAGCCATAGATTGTATATGCCATTGATAAAATTGCCAGCACGGTTAGCACGTATGCGCCCACAGTCCCAAAGAGGAGCCATGACAGCATCCACACTACGCGAACAAAGGTAACAAAGACGATAGCCAAGATGCCTATGGACAAGAGCATCAGCACCGCCTTGAGGTACATATTAAAGGCGTTCATATCCACCATTGGTATGGTACTCCATGCTACGCAGCCAGTCGCCGCTTTTGTGGTGATGAGCGATGCGTTGCATCATCTCAAGCGTTTTTTCTATCCAGAAATCCTCATTCATCAAGGCAGTCGGCTCGTCGGTCAGCTTGGTCCGATACGGAGCATCCGTCTCAATGTAGAAATGCTCCGCTGTGTGAGCCTCTGCCAGCCATGAGTATAGGCGCATCTGAATGGCGTAGGCGCGGCGGTTGAAGTTAGACCGAATGCCAAGGAAATCAGACGTTGTTTTAAGGTCTGTGACGTAGCCTGGGCGGTAGAAATCCAACAGGCCCTTCCATTGCACTCCAAATGCCTCTGCAACAAACGCAACCTGCTTATCGCTACCCTTGACTATCTCCACGAACTGCGTGTGCTGACGGGCCGCTGAGACGGCTTCTCGCGCACGTTCTGCAAGATCGGCTGATAGTATGCGACGCGGTGTGCCTTCGCCAAGGTTTACCAGCTTGTTCAGGGCTATGTAGTTCTCAAAGGACTCCATGAACTGGGCAACGGCTTTTTCTCCGCTGTTCTTGTAGTGCATGGCGTGTGCTTCTGCCGGGTCTGTGCCGCGCAGGATCTCATCGCACACCTTCTGTTGCAATGCTGTGTTTGGCGTGATGGCAGAGCGTGGAGCCTCTACAAATCGGTTGTCAAACTCTTTTGGCTCCGTGATCATGCAGTCAATCGCAGATCCAAGCAGCATGGCATCCGTCTCTACGTAATCACCTGCTTTTTTCTGCGCCATCCCGTAGGGCTGACCCCGGTCTGCATATAGGGTTCGCAGGTCCGTGCTACTGTACGCATCAATGGCGAAGTACTCTTCTTGACTGATATCAAGCCTTTGTATGTTCTTTAACGGGTTTCCGCCCACGATTTCAGATAGTGTCATTCAAACCTCCTGTTGTTTAAGTCCGCTACGGGACGATATGCGATTACCGTAAGAAGCTCAGGCTTCATTGGGCCAAGATATGAGTGCTGATGCTGTTCATCAAATTTGCTCCACTTTTCCTGATCACGGCACACCACTTTCTCCATCTTTTTGAGATCATATGGCATAGGAACCTCAAAGTCGCTCTTTTTCAAAAGGACGCGCTCAATGTCGCCGTCACTGAGTCCGTAGTACCGCATAAAACCATCAGCCTCCTTTTCCGACATAATGCGGTCTGGAGACAATTTTCCTGCCCGAAGGCCGTTTGCCCGCCTCTTGGCAAAGACAGCGTCCCATTCATCAACGGTCTTGCCTGTGATCCTTTGGCATATGGCCTCTGCCTCTTTTCTAAACTCTTCAAAGTGATTCATCGTCCTCTATGGTTTGCATCGGGTCCATGTCAAGCGCACGGCACCACCGAATATAATCAAGAAAATTGCTTGGAGCAAATCGCCCAGTTTCCCAGTCTTTGACGGAATCGCCACGCTTGCCAATCATTTGTCCCAGTTTTTTTCGGCTGTACCCTTTTGTCAGTCGTTGTAGCCACAGCTTTTCTTTGTAGTCCATTAACCAAGGTACGTCCTCCCGCGTGATCTAACTGGTTGCTGTTGTTGCTGATAGGGTTTCTTCGGCTCTGTGTCTACGCGGTGCCACTCATTCGGGTCATCCAAGTACCGCCCTTGGTTGTACCATGTTGACGGGTGTGGGGTAAACTCCCCTCTTTTCCCGGCAGGGCTGTTAGCAAACTTCCGTGTCCTGTCAAGCAGGTAGGAGAAGTTCTCCTCCCCATGCTCCTCATGCAGACCCTGCAAGGCTACCCTGATCTTATCTATTGCCGCCTTCTTCCCAATCTTCCTTGGATACGCGGCATAGATGGCTTCTAAATGCTCCTTCTTCGGATTGTATACCTTTTTATTCTTATTAGAATCAGAGTCAGAGTCAGAGTCAGAAGGAACTATTGTGTTATTCTCTTGTGACTTCTTTTTCTCTCTGTACCTTTTTTGGCGTTCCCGTGCATCTGAGCGGGTTTTTTCCTCCCTCTCAAGACGGCGTGACACGACTGTTACAATCGCCTCACCCGTAACGGAATCGTTATGCCACTCTACTTCGGCAACTTCGTGCCTTTCCAGTTCTTGTAGGGCTGACTGAACCTCTGCCATATCAAGGTGGCACATCCGTGCGACCTCTCTAACGGTGCCTTCTATCTTGTAGTCAGACAGGTCGTGCATGGTCAGAATCATCTCCAACCATACACCGCGACCTGATGCTGACAGCATAGCGACCTTCGGATCTCTACGCCAGTCCCCCACGAAGAACTTGATCCATGCCAAGTTCTCAGCCATTTTTTTGTACCCCCTCTAAGATGTCATTTGGTGTTGTGTGCATTGCGTTGCACCATTGTACAAGATGCTCATATCGTGGCTCACGATGACCCAGTTCCCAACAGGCAAGCGTAGACTCGCCAACGCCCATAAGGTCTGCCAAGTGACCACGGCTCATGCCATGCTCTTCCCGCATAGCCCTGAGCTTGTCCATTCTCAATGCTTTCATGTCTCCTCCTATTTGCGGTACATATAAATGCCCAGTTGGAACTTCGTCAAGGCTCGGCGCAACGCCATGCTTTCAGCGATGCTCTGATAGTCTCCGTAGTTGTCGGTACTGCTGTCCTCACTACCTGTGCCTTCGCGGTAGATCGCGCCGTCACTTGCATATAGGGTGACACCTACAACCATTTCAAACTTACCGCTAATCTCGTTGTGTCCCGACTTTACAATACGGTAGTCCCAATGACCTTCTGTAACGTGGTTCATAATGCTGACAGCCTCATACCACGGTATGTACGTGATCGTATTGCCCTTCAGGCGCTTGCTTTTTTCGCGTGTGGGCCACGGCTGTGCAAGCTCTTCCTGAATCTGTGCGATTGTCTTTGTGCAACTCATTTGCATACCTCCGATGTTGGTAGTCCGTTAAGATAGTCCATCGTCTCCAAGTAGCCCTGTACGGCTCCGTTTGACTGGCCTATGGTGTACCCTACGTATCCTGCTCCTAACAGCACAGCGGCTGTTACAGCGACGATGACGAGGATTTTTGCTATGGTTGAGAATAACTCAGCAAAAGTCATTTTCTCCGCCTCCATATGCGGCTAAACATATGTTTAACCTTGTCTTTGATGGTTGACTTTTTTTGGTCTACCCAAAAGAACCACTCTGTGAGCGGATCTTCGGGCACTGGGTGCTTGATGCTCATTATGACACCTCCGTGATTATGTAGCCCTTGCCACGGCAATCGCCACAGCGATCACCGCTGTACAGATCCTCACCGGACCCGTTGCAAGCTGGGCATTTTTCTGCGTCATGCTTTACGCCCCATCGGGCTGTGGCTTCGTTGATCTCCTGTTCAATGGTTTTCATGTTCGCACTCCGCACATACTCCGTGCTTGTTTGTTGTTTCTGTTTCTTCGCCACACTCAATGCAGACGTATTCCTCTACGCATATATCGCATAGACCGTTTTCTAACTGGTCATAGCTGTAAACGTGGCACTCGCAGATACGGCAAGGTATGGTTGGTGACGGCGGGGATAGTGGTCCCACGCCATGTGCAGAATATCCTATCATTGTGACACCAATTTTGACGGGTAAAACATTTCATGCACAGGCTGTCCTACGGATGCCTCAAGAGAAAGTACGTCTGAGTACTTCATGTTTATATAAAACTCATGGGACTTTAGGGCCTCTATCATCTCCGCATGGATGTGCGGGTATTTTTCCCGCTCCTCATTGATCCTGTCAAGGCAAGCGGGCTTGATGCGTTCGTATAATGTCATTTTTCCTGCGCCTCCGCGCTGTTGTGTGACGATGCAATACTACGCTATCCGTTTGCACCACGCAAATGTTTTTTCGGTATACCCTGGTCAATTCACGCAATCTGCACATTCACGATTCACAACCCTAAGGGAAAATGATTGTGATGAATTTTACCGCCCGGTTTTTTCGGTGGGGGGTTTTCGGGGCCTTTTTTTCGGGGCCTCTTTTTTCGGGCCTCTTTTTTGGGTGGGGGGTCCAAAATGGGCGATCCCGATTGTTAAGATTCGGTGAATGTGAAGATTTGATGAAGATTGTGTGAAGACCTGGATTCGGTGGCCCGGATTCGCTATAGGCCGGCCTAGCCCGGTTCGGTATCGGTTTCGCTGACTCATACCTGGACTATAGCCGGCCGCAGATTAGGCCTAATATGAAGAAATGATGAAGATGGCACTTGGTGCGAATATTATTTTGCAATATGAAACGGCCTCTGTATTATTGGAACAGTTACTAACGAAACCGGCCGGAAGGCCTGACAAAATGAGACAAGATGATAAATGGTTGTTTGGAGGAATGGGCTTTGTAGTTGTCCTTCTTACTATTGTATTTGGAATCGCAATACATGAGACTCCACGTGAAGCGAAATCCTGGACGGAGAAAGGGAAGATAACGTGTATTGAGTGGAACGACGGAACCGAAACTTGTCGTTTTAGCAAATAACAGTAAAACCGGCCGGAGGGCCTGAAATCATGAAAACGACAACTGTATATATTCTCGCTGTGTCTTGGGCTTTGGTTTGTATCCTTTCGTTCTCAATTGGCCGCTTGACTGCAGAAACCGCTCCCGATTTCGTGGAAGTCTGTACAGACCAGGAACGGATCTTAGTAGAAACGGAGGACGGCCTTGAATTTCGCTATATAAAGGGCGCTTGTCTGGAATGGACGTTGATTGATATCCATTCCGCTGAAATTGCCGACGTTACAACATACAACCGAGTAAACTAAAACCGGCCGGAGGGCCTGAAAAGATGCAAAGTAAACACTCAGAATACCTTTCACGGCTGATCAGCGGCCGTCCGATATATATCAATTGGATCAGCTGTACTAAATCAGAGGCCGCGGCCGTTCGCAAGTTGTGGGCCGAAAAGCTGATTCGGCTTATTAACGTTGATAATACGTCCCACGTGGCAACCTACGAAGTCAATCCAACGGAGGAACGGATCCATGGCTAAGAATATCCTTTCAGTAAATGTAGACGCGAAAACGTCCAAGGGAACGGCCCGCGGATTCCTAACTGGAATCCTATACCTGGCTCCGGCTAAGGAATCCGGCCGGGAGGTATGCCGATACCGTTCCAAGGGATGTACGGCCGCTTGCCTATATACGGCCGGCCGAGGTGGATTCAATTCGGTACAGCAGGCCCGGAAGGCTAAGACGGAACGATTCTTCCGAGAGCGTGATACCTTCATGGCTGACCTGGTCTATTCAATCCAGGCCCTAGAACGTAAAGCGGCCAGGGAAGGCCTCACGCCGGTCGTAAGGCTTAACGGAACGTCCGATATCCCATGGGAACGCGTTCCCGTGAAAGATAGCCGGAAGGGATCAGCTCCGAACGTGTTCCAGCTATTCCCGAACGTGCAGTTTTACGATTACACGAAATATCCTCTGGAGAAGCGTTCCAACCTTCCGCGGAATTACGACCTAACATTCAGTTACGCGGATGGAATGAACCGGGCCGATATAGTCCAGGCCATGGGCCGTTCCCGTGTAGCCGTTGTATTCAATACTCCGAAAGGCCAGGAACTCCCGGCCGAATGGAACGGATTCCCGGTAGTGGATGCCGATACGACGGATCTCCGGTTCCTGGAACCGAAAGGAGTTATTGCCGGCCTCAGGGCTAAGGGAGCGGCCCGGAAGGATCAATCCGGGTTCGTGATTCAACTTCCCGTACTTAACTGACAAATAAAGGAGGAAACCTAAATGAACAACATAGAAGCTTTTGCAATACTGGACGGCCACGAATGGGACGCCGAATCCCTGGCTGATGCGACGGCCGCGTTCCTAAATGCCGGGCTGAAACCTTCAACCGGTACACAGTCACGTAACATTCGGTTCGCGATAGATAACGGCCTGATCCTCCGTTTGAACGGATCGTTCCTGGTAAATCAGGATTCCGTTATAGAGCTGGCCGAATTGATGGAAACGTTCCCGATGGACTGAACCTAAACCCTAAACCCTAAACCTGGCCCGGTTGCTGAAAGGCGGCCGGGCCTTGCTGTATATATACGTTTCTGCATAGGCCTCTCGCGTTCTCTGTACGGCCTTCCAATACCGTTCCTGTGCCTTCCTATAGGTTCGGCCATTGCGTCAATTCTCGGGCATTCCAGGTACGTTCTCGGGCAAGTTACTCCGAGCAACTCTCCAGGCCTGGAAAGGGAATCCATGGAAACGGCCGAAACGATACGGGAAACGGGAAACGGTAGTGCATAGGGTTACACCCGCCTCAAAACCCTAACCACTTTTTCTTCACCGAATCTTCATGGGGGCTGGAGGGGTTAAATGTGCTAGGCGGCCCACCTTACCCCCTCTTCAAATGCGTGTGGTATTTTGGAGGTCGTTTTTGGACTGGCTCAATTGTAGGGAGTAGCCTGTCTTAAACATATCACACCCTTGGTGGAGGAGCCTTGAGAGATAGCCAGAGATAGAGGAGAGAAAGAGGAAGAGACAGATGCCCCCCTTCCTTGTGATTCAATAGAGAGAAAAATTGCCGCTGACTGATCGTGTTGCCTGGGGGACACCGGAACCACAAAGGGATGCACAGCCTGTTGCTGTGAGCAACGCTCTTATCAGGGGACTTGCTTTATCCGGTCCAACAGCTTGTCTCAGACTGAAGTTTAGCGGGTATCTCGCACAACCCTATCACACCCTCGGAGCCAGTCGCCCGTCGGTAGAAGCAATATACCTTGACCCTAAGTTGGGTGCAATAAAATCAGAAAATAAATTTGGCTTCTTTGTTTGCTTATTGTTTACGATCCATTACGAACCGCACCACATCGGGGTCAATGGCCAGTTCAATGTCTCGGGCTGCGTGTTCATACGTAGCATTCCAAAGATAAAGCACCTCCATTGCTTCTTTGGCCATTGATAGCACTTGAAGCCAAGAGTCTGCGCTGGACTTCATGTCCATCTTTGCCGACCAAGACCCGTGCGTAATAGCAGCCTCCGTGATAGCGGTTAGTCTGTCTGACAGCTCACAAAAATCCTCGTTGTTTAATTTCACTTCCATTGTTTACCTCGCTTTTTGTATAAACAGAAAAGGCCAGCTCCCACAGCCAGCCTTTCCTAACCCTATGTTAACACCCCCATCAGACGGACGGGGCTTACTAACTGCCCATCTCGCCTGTGTGGTGGTTTTGTTTAGGTAAGAACAGGCAAGGTTTAGACTGCCTTACTCAGTTGTGGATGCGCCCGGAGTTGAACCGGAGTTCCAGTAGCTTCCTAAAGGCTTTACTACTGGTCTAAACCACTTCGCACCCTAAAAGGGTGGCGGGACATACAGCCAAGGGGAAACTCACAAAAACCTTGCACTATATGCCCCGCCTTGGGGCGGAGGCGACCCCTTAGAATGGTAGAGCGTCGTCTACAACCTCGCGGGACGGTTTTGCGACTGGTGGGGAGCCAGCAGAGCCGTCACCGGAGTCAGAGCCTGAGAGAATGGTCATCTCCCGTGCCTTGATCTCCGTTGTATACTTTGTGATCCCGTCTTTCTCATACGAACGAGTTTGAAGCGATCCCTCAACGTATACCTGTGATCCTTTTTTAAGGTACGCCCCGCAGATTTCGGCCAGTTTGCCCCAAGCGACAACACTGTGCCACTCAGTTTTCTCTACGAGAGTCCCTGTGGAGTCTTTGTACGACTCATTGGTTGCAACACGGAAGTTGCAGACAGTTGAATTGCCCGCTTCGCGTGTCTCCGGGTCTGCACCCAGATTTCCAACGATAATCGCTTTGTTTACTCCTCTTGCCATAGTACTTACCTCTTTACACGTAAAAACGCCGTGCGGAATTGCACGACAGGGGCAATATAACGTCACCTGTTATACTACGCAACTTTATTTCTGAATTTTATTGCGCCGTATTTCTGTGAAGATTAGATTAAGGCCAGTAAGGTGTATCTATGGATCGGGATGCCAGAAAGACACGAATTAAAGACATACGATCAGTTTACAGACAAGGAAGCCAAGCTGGTGGACTTGTATACTGATCCAGAGAGTAAAACCTATCGGAACAAGGTCCGCTCCTACGAAGCCGCTGGCTACTACTGCGCTAAGGTGCCAGAGGGTCAGGAGGATGACGGAAGGGCGTACCGGGCGATGAAGGTTAAGGCTCACAAGCTGTTTAAGAAGGAACACATCTGGGCAGAAGTGGAGCGGAGGCTGATAGATCAGTCAGATGCCCTGAAGATGCCGATGGAAGAGGTGATCGCCAAGTTTTCGGCGATTGCTGATGTGGACCTGATGAAATACCTGCGGGAGGTGCCTGTCGCCTGTCCTCATTGCGAGGGCGAACTGCATTTGGGCATTGAATACGTATTTGATGTCAAGCAGATGCAGAAAGAGGGCTACGGCTCACTCCTAAAGAAGATGAGGCCGACAAAATACGGGACGGAGTTTGACTTCTACCCGGCAGATGATGCCTTAGACCGCCTAATGAAGCATTACGGTGGTTACAGGCAGTCCAGCGTAGGCGAGGAGTTGTCTGCGTTTGACGAACTGATCATCGCGGCCCGCAAAACATAGTTCTTTGATTTAATGCCAACTCCCGATGACATTAAGGCCCTTGCCGAGAAGTGCGAGGACCCGGTATGGTTTGCTGAAAACGTATTGGGTGAGACAACGTGGTCAAAGCAGCGTGAGCTGCTACGTGCCGTCAGAGATAATGACCAAGTTGCCATCCGCTCCGGGCATAAGACTTCTAAGTCACGGTCCTTTATGGTATTGGCCCTGTGGTGGGCCTTCAAATGGCACCTCTTGGGGGAGGATGCGCGTGTTGCCCTATCTGCGGCATCCTTCAATCAGGTGAAGGACATTGCGTGGCGTGAGATCCGCGCAGCATACAAGCGAACCCCGATCCTCCAGCAGGTATGTATAAAACCGCCTTCGCTTGATCCCGCCACGGGCCTAACATTCACCAGCGGCAACCAAATCTTTGGCTTCTCTGCAAAGGAGGCTGAGAATGCTGCTGGTATCTCCTCACCCCATGTGATGTACCTGCTTGACGAAGCCTCGGGCATACAGGATGCCGTGTTTTCCGCCATGGAAGGAAACATGGCTGGTGGTGCCAAGATGGTAATGGCTTCGCAGGGCACGAAGATGAGTGGACACTTCTTTGACTCTTTCAATAAGTACAGAGCGTCGTGGCACTGCATAAAGATCAGCAGCTGGGACAGCCCCAATGTGACGGGCGAAGTACAGATCCCAGGTCTTGCCACGAAGAAGTGGTGCCAGCAGAAGAAGGACCAATGGGGCGAGGACAGCCCGCTGTACCGCGTTCGTGTAATGGGGGACTTCCCCGGCCACGGCGACAATACGGTATACGGGCTTGAAACTATTGAGTTTGCCAAGGATCGCTGGCCCACAGTGTCCCGCGAGGGTGCATTGCGTCTTGGCGTAGACGTTGCCCGCTTTGGCGACGACGAAACCGTCATTTTTCCTGTTCGCGGCCACTGGGCCATGGAGCCTGTTGTCCTGCAAGGATCTGATGGGGTGCAGGTAGCCAGCAAGATTGTAGACACCGTTCGTCGGCTTCGCCGCGACACAGACAGAGAGATAGAGGTAAAGATAGATGAGATCGGACTCGGAGCTTCTCCAGTGGATGCCCTCTCACACATGGACTTGGCACAGCAGCTTGGAATTAGAGTGCGTCCTATTCACCTCCAATCTCCCGCAACTGATTCCGACAACTATGCAGATGCTGGAAGTGAGATGGCATTTGGTTTAGCCGACTGGCTAAAGGCTGGCGGTGCCGTGCCTGACGACAGTATGCTGGTAGAGGAGTTGGCATCAACAACATACACAATGGATACGAAGGGTCGCCGCAAGGTGGCCGACAAGAAGAAACTGAAAACGCTGATTAGGAGAAGCCCTGACCGCAGAAACGCTTTGGAGCTGGCGATCTACGATCCCAAGCCCAAGGCAAGCGCAGGGGCTTCTTTCATAAACATTATTTGATATGTCCAATCTTTGGGTAGACAACAAGCATCCAGATTACGATGTGGAGGCTTATCAGCGGCAGTTCGCAAGGGATCAATTTACGGGCGACGCTCTACTGGTATCGCAGATAGAGTCAAGCAGAATGGCAGACCCTGCGTCGGGGGCAGGGAAGGAGCGTACGCTCTCACCATTCATGGATATTAGCGGCATCAGGGGGCGCAAGCGTCTCTCTGAGGTCACAGTAGACTTTGACAGGCAGGACCGCATCCGTGGTCCGCAGAACGGCACGTACCTGCGTCGTCGCGCCTTGGGAGAGTCTGCCGATGCCTTCCGTGAGAGGGCCTTCATTACCCGTTTCCCGGCACATATGTCTACGCTGATAGAAGCGTATGTCGGCGGGATCAAGGCCGTTGAGAGCGAAGCCACGCGCTCCTACGGGGAGCCTTTGGGCGACCCTGCTGACACCGACAGTGTTTTCTTCCGTATGTGGCACGACATTGACGGCACGGGAAGGAACTGGGGTGCCGCTACGACGCGGATGATGACCAACCTCATTGTAGATGACGTTTTTTGGTCATTTACGGAATTGGGCAGCGCAGAGCATCCAAGGACGCACATTATTGATCCGCAGCGCGTAGTGGACTGGCACGACGAGGATGGCATTCCGGTCTGGCTACTCCTTGAGGAGACGCGCATGGTCCGCCCTGACCTGCATAAGAAGGCAGAGATGGTGCGGATGTACACAGAGTACGATGTCAACGGCTTCCGCCGCTGGCGCGTCGTAGAAGGTGACGATCAGAAAGAGGGCCGCTCTTTGGTGCTTGATGCACAGGAGGAGTGGGCATTTCCATTTTGGTCTACGCCAGACCGACTGCGTAAGCGCATTCCCTTCACCCGTATGCGTCTATCTGACGTTATGGGTCGCTACGTGGGCTACCAGATGGCTCTGGACCACAATATGCTGTACAACCTGCTCTCCGATGCACGTTGGAACTTCCGCGTCATCAACCATCCGCGCCTCAAGCTGCGCGAGGGCGATGAGCAGAAGTTTGACAAAGCCTTGGCGAAGATTGCTGAGGGTGCCAACGGCCTCTTGGGTGACTGGGAGTTTATCAGCCCCGATGCCAACAACGGTGCTACGGCATATAAGGTGTTCAGCGACGAGGTACGCCAGTACTACGTCACGAACCACCAGCGGATGAATGGCAGCAACATTGAACGCAGTGCTACGGAGATTGCCTACAACGAGGCTACGGGCCGCACATCGTTTCTGTCTATCCTGACAGACCTTGTGGACGAGTGCGAGAACGACTGGATGTTCCTGTCATCGCAGCTCATGGCTCCTGAGCGTCCTGAAGAATGGCTCAATGCCCGCGTAGAGCGCAGCCGCTCTTTCCGCCCGATTGATATTCAGAGCCTTGCCCAGTCACAGTCTAACAGCCTTGCTGCTCTTGGCAACCTGTTTGACGCGGAGACGGCTTTGGAGATTGCACGGCATGGGGTCACTGACGATGTAATCCGCCGCGTCCGCGAGGCGGGAACCGACCAAATTGTAACTGAAGAACTGTAATGGACCAAATCACTGCTATCAGCAGCGCGATAAAGGCCGCTGTGGGTGTGTTTGTCCTTGCGATCACGGGCATCGGCATTTTGATCTACACGATTGCCAGCGTCTACTCGCTTCCTGAGCGCGTAGAGGTTGTAGAGGAGCGTGTAGATACGATGTCTGGCAAGATTGACCGCATGGACTGCATCATGGTGGCCGAGGCAATGGACGAACCAATCCGTCAGTGCCTATGAAACGCGGGAAAGCAGAGAAGTGGACTGAGGCTGACCTTGACAGGCTTGTTCAGATCAGTGAGAAAGACATCCAACGTGCTGCTGTGATGTGGCGCACCAATGCGCCAGAGGTAGCAATGGACCTACTTGACGCAAAGGCAAAAGACCTTGGGTGAAGAAAGCAAATATACCTGGGACGAGGTTGCTGGTCGGTACATAGATGAGGATGGCAACGTCGTATCCTTTGAAGAGGTGCGTCTTTGGCTGGACGAGGTGCTTGACCGCAACGACCTAAAGATGGCGCAGACGGCATTGCTGCTGCTTAGTGGCGGCATCAACGTGCAGCAGTGGCAAGAGCAGATGCGGGCCTCACTAAAGGATGTACACCTTATCAGTGGTGCCTTGGCTCGTGGCGGATGGGAGCATATGTCTCAAGCAGACTTTGGCCGCGTTGGAAACCAGCTGCAGTTCCAGTATGAGCGGCTTGCACGGTTTGCCACGCAGATAGAGCGTGGCTTGCCGCTTGATGGTCGCTTTCGCAGGAGAGTGCAACTATATGCACAGAGTGGTAGAGTTTCTTACACCGCTGCTCTTCGTCAGGAGATGGCACTGCGTGGCTATACAGAGGAGAAAAGCGTTCTTGCCAAAGCGGACCACTGCTCAGAGTGCGTCGCAGAGGCAAACAAGGGGTGGGTGCCCATTGGCACCTTGGTAAACATCGGCGAGAGGATCTGCAAAAGCAACTGTCGCTGTCACTTGGAATTTAGAGAGGGATAATGGCTACCTACGGATACAAGCGCGAGGACGGCACCTACTTTGAGGTGGAGCAGTCCATGAAAGAATACGTTGCCCTGAAGGAATGCCCTGAAACGGGTCAGCCCTGCCACCGTGTCTATGAGCCGCCTACGGTAGAGTTTTTGGGCGCAGGATGGCCTGGGTATGAGTACAGCGACAAGTACACCACGCTCGGTGAGGACAAGAATGGCAACCTCGTGATTAAGTCTTAACTATTTTTTCAAATTTTATTGCGTTGTACTTAGCCTTCTAAGTATCTTCACACAAATTGGTCTACCCGCGTGGACCAGCCTCCCCGGAAGGGCAGAAAACGCGGTGATGCTTTCCGAGTAACGCGCTACCGATGGCGCACAAACAAGTAATCGTGATGTCTGAGGGTTATTACGTCAAAGATGGCGATGATTACGCACCGCTATCCGACGATAAAGTCGTTCTTTCTAAATCTGAACTTGAAACCACCTACGTTCCAAAGGAGCGTTTTGGGCAGTCCATCCAAGACGAGATCCAACGTCGTTTCTCCAACCATGTGCATAAGGACAAGGCACATGAGGATGAAACCGTTATCGCTAGGGTGCTTGAGTCACACGGCGGCCAGAGCGTAGATCAAGACAAACTGCGATCCCAATGGGAATCGGCGCACCTTAAACCGCTTGGCGAGAAGCTGACGCAGGTAGAGGAACGCGCACAGCGTCTTGAGGAAAGAGTAAAGTTCCGTGAGCTTGGCCCCGTGCTTGAGGAAGCAGGGTTTGACAAATCGTTTGTCACCCGCCCTGAAGCTGGTAAGCCGTCCCCTGCGGAAGTCTACTTTGGTGACAAGTTTGGCCTTGACGACAATGGCTCTCTAACTGTCAATGGAACCTCAACTTCCCCGCAAGCCTTCGCCTCAGAGCTGGCATCCAATGATGCCTACAAAATCTATCTGAAGCAGGAGGCGCGTAATGCAAGTACAGCGGGTAGGCCGGGACAGGACAACTCATCTGCTGCACCAAAGCAAGGGCTTCGCCAACGCGACATGAATGGCCCAGAGGCGGCGGAGTACATGAATAAGCATGGTATTTATAAGTCCAAGGATGGCGGAATACCGTTTTACAACCTCCCAAAATAATAGGAAACAATGGCTATCGGAAAAGCATCGGATTTCGTTGTACGCAACGAACTCTTTGAAACACTCTTTGTAGAGACGCTGGCACAGAACGTAGACATCCTCAACCAGGATGGAAACGGCGTTATCCAGCTCGTAACCAACGAACGCGAAGGCGACTACGACAAGACTCGCTTCTTTGACCGTCCTTCTGGCGGTGTATCGCGTCGTGACACCACTGATACTTCCACCTCGCTCACGCCTTCGGCTCTGACGCAGGACGAAGTAATCGGTGTAAAACTGAACCGCAAGTACGGTCCTTACCAGCAGACGCGTGATGCGTTCAAGAAAATCGGCGGTACGCCCGAGGATCTGACGCTGATCTTGGCTCCTAACATGGCAGAAGAAGCCATGAAAGGCATGGTCAACGACGCTGTTGCTGCCCTCGTCGCTGCTCTTCGCAACAATAGCGGTGTTGTCTACGACTACGCTGCTACGGGTGCGAACGCTACGATTGACCACACGGCTCTGATCCGTGGTCGCGCACTCTTCGGAGATGCCTTTGGTCGCATTCGTGGCTGGGGTATGAACGGTGCCGCCTTCCACAAACTGGTTGAAGCACAGCTCTCCGTTGCCTCTGGCAATGTTGGTGACTTCGCAGTGTACGAAGGACAGGCTGGTACGCTTGGCCTCCCGGCTTTCGTCTCGGATGCTCCTGCATTCGCTACGTCTGGAACGCCCGGTGAGTATCACGTTCTTGGCCTCGTGCCTAACGCTGCCGTCCTGACGGTATCGGAAGCACCGTACATGGCTACCGACGAAACGATCCTCAAAGAAAACATCCTCTACGCCTTCCAAGGTGAGTATGCTTTCAACATGGAGATCAAGGGCTACCAGTGGGATACCTCCAACGGTGGTACCAACCCGACCGCAGCAGCAATCGCAACTGGTTCCAACTGGGACAAAGTTGTTGCTAACGACAAGGACACTGCTGGCATCGTCATTGACGTAGACCAGTCCTAATCCAATGGTGACGGAGCGGGGGGCCTTCGGGCCTCCCGCACCTGATCCTTAAAACTGTACTGACATGGGTTCTTGGGCCG